TACTTATTATCGATGACCCGCACTCGGAACAAGATGCGATGAATCCAGAAGCGCTGGAACGTGCTTATGAATGGTACACTTCAGGTCCTCGTCAGCGATTACAACCTGGCGGAAAGATTGTCGTAGTCATGACACGTTGGTCTTTGAAAGATCTTACCGGATCGTTGATCGGGGCTCAAAAGTCATTAAAGTCAGATCAATGGGAGGTTGTAGAATTTCCAGCGATACTACCTGATGAACAACCCGTATGGCCAGAGTATTGGAAGTTATCAGAATTAGAATCAGTTAAAGCATCATTGTCTATTCAAAAATGGAATGCACAGTGGATGCAAAATCCTACATCAGAAGAAGGATCAATCATTAAGCGTGAATGGTGGCGTAAGTGGGATAAAGATTATATTCCAGAATTATATCATGTGATACAAAGTTATGACACTGCATTTTTAAAAAAAGAGACAGCCGATTATTCTGCTATTACAACTTGGGGTGTTTTTTATCCAAACGAGGATTCAGGTCCTAATTTAATATTATTAGATGCAGTTAAAGAAAGATTAGAGTTTCCAGAGTTAAGACGTAGAGCTTTAGAACAATACCACTATTGGAAACCAGAATCGGTGATCGTGGAATCAAAAGCATCAGGATTACCACTAACTTATGAATTACGTAAAATGGGAATACCAGTGATTAACTTTACACCTAGTAAAGGAAATGATAAGCATTCTAGAATAAATGCTGTGGCTCCAATATTTGAATCAGGTCAAATATGGGCTCCAGACCATAAGTTTGCAGAAGAGGTTATTGAGGAATGCGCGGCTTTTCCTTTTGGAGATCATGATGACCTCGTAGACTCAATGACACAAGCGTTAATGAGATTTAGACAGGGTGGCTTTATTGAACACCCAGAGGATTATATAGATGAAAAAATTATTCATGAAGAAAAGGAATACTACTAAATGAAACAAATCCTATTCAGACTATTTGAAAATTTAAAACAATTAGGAATTAAACCTAATATTGGTAGTAGAACAAATGTAACTCCAATACCAGGATCAGAAATAGATAGATTAATTAATAGACCTGTAGCTCCAAAAGAATTTGATTATTCAAAACCAGAAGTTGTAGATAGTATACGAGGCATTGTTAAAAATGCTTCTGACTATGTAGGTCAGTTTACTGAAAGACAAGCTAAAACTTTTAATGACAATATTGAAAGAATTTTAAATGTAATTAAACCAAAAGAAACAACTGCTGATGTTGTAGATCTAGCAACTAAAGAAAAGATTACAGGACCAGGACTTGAAAGTTTAATGAAAGAAAAAGGAGTTCCTTCTATTAGTAGAAAAACTATTGAAGCTGAAACATTAATTAAACAATTTCTAGATGATGATTTGATTTCATTAAATGCAAAACAAATAGATCAACTATCAAGAGGTAAAGCTGAAGATGTATTTGAAAATATATTTGGAAGTAAAGCTAAAGAATTAATTACCGGTAAAAATACCAATGAGAGTTTAAATGAAGTTTATAATAAATTAAAAACTACTAAAGATGTAAAAGGAAGATTACCAGATGATCCAAGCTTTGATCCATCGGACATAGAATTTAAGGAAGGCGGATCGGTATCAGAAGATGTTAGACAATTACTCAAAGAAGAATTTATAAAAATTATAAACGAAGACCCTGAAGCTTATCCAGATACTAATGCTGGCTTTAGAAGATTTTTAAAACGTAAAGGAGCTCCAGTATTTAATTATAAAGATGGAGGAGAGGTTGAAGAAAAAGAAGAAAAAGATATTTTAGAAAAATTTGGAACATTATATAAACGTAAAAAAGAAAAAAAGGATGGTAAGCTAGGACCAACTGATCCATTAAGTAAATATGAATCTTATTCAGAGGAAGAATTAGCAGGAAACATAGAAGCAAAGAAACCAAATTTTGATACACTAGAAGATTACATAATGGAAACAATGCCTATGTTTGAACCAAGAGATGTAGCACCTCCTAAATCTTATTCACCTATGCCTGTTGAAGAATATTTAAGAAGAAGATTTCAAATAGACCTTGCTAAAGGTGGAAGAGTTAAAAAAAGAAAAAGATACGCGGATGGTGGTGTTGCAAGTATGTTTAGAGAAAGAACGAGGTACGCGGAAGGTGGAACTTATCCTAGTTTTATTGATGGTCCAAATGGAATAAAATTTGAATTAGTGACTGGTCGTTTTTCAGGAAAACCAGTGTACAAAGCTAAATACCCTGAAGATTATGATTTTTCAAAAGGAGCTATTGGAGGAAGTACTGCCACAGAATTTGATCCAGATCAAATTAATCAAATAGCTATTGAAGAACAAAACAGAAGAGAAAACCTTTTGGGTAAAACTTTTCCAGAAGGATATTTTGATCCAGCAACATATGAAATTCCAACAGTAGATCCATTCTCTGGTCAACAAGTTTCAGCACAAGATCAAGCAGCATTTACACAACCACAAGCAGAAATATTCCCACAACAAGAACTACCAACTGTAACGCCAGAAGCACCTTTTCAACCTTATGAAGCACAATCAACTCCTTATGATTTTATAAGTAGTCAATTACAAAATATTTTTAATAACCCAGCTGTTAAAGGATATTCAAATTTTATAACAGGATCAGGAAATCCTTTTCAAGATATAAATCAATTTACAACAGCACAACAAAACGTAATAAATCAAGCAATTCAAAATGCAACCAACCAAGGTAGAACAAATATAACTTATGCAGATTATCCACAAACTGGAATTGCTCAACTTATGGATGATGGATTTACTCCAATGGAATATTTAAAAACTTTAGGTTCTTCAATGTTTGGAAATCCAGTAGATCAAATAAAAACAACTTTAGGACAATTTAGTTATAATCCAGAAACTAATAAAATATTTGATAGATATGATTTTCAAAGACAATCAGGAAATAATTTAGGAACTCCCTATGATGTAAATATAAATTTAAGAAACAATCCTGTACAAAGAACAGTAAATGTTGGAAGTTCAGATATAGGTACTCAAGCATTAGGTGCATCTGTAGGTAATCTAGATTTTGCTACTATAAATGCTTTAAGAAATAATGCTGATCTATTAAATACTATAACAGGACAAACAGTAAATATGGCTAACGGTGGATTGACAAATACGATACCACCTGCTAGAGGTCCTAATTCACAAGGTGTTGAATCATTATTTACAAGAAGGTATAATTAGTCATGGCTGAAATAGATAAATCATTACCCAATATTAGTCCAACTCCTTCGGACCCAGAATTTAAAGAACAAGAAATTGCTCTAGAAACTAGAGATGAATTAATTCCACAAATTTCAAATGAAAACATTGAAATTAATCCAATGGAAGATGGTGGTGCAGAAATCTCTTTTAATCCAACTCAAGAATTACAATCTAGTGATCACTTATCTAATCTAGCAGAAATAATTGATGAACAAGAATTAACTGAAATAGGTGCAGAGTTAGTGGATGACTATAATGAATATAGATCTTCACGACAAGATTGGGAAATGGCATATACTAATGGTTTAGATCTATTAGGATTTAAATATGAAAGACGAACAGAACCATTTAAAGGTGCATCAGGAGTAACTCATCCAGTGCTTGCAGAATCAGTAACACAATTTCAATCACAAGCTTATAAAGAATTATTACCAGCAGATGGACCTGTTAGAACACAGATTGTTGGATCAATAACACCTGAACGACAAGATCAAGCAAATAGAGTTAAAGATTTTATGAATTATCAAATTATGGATGTCATGAAAGAATATGAATCTGAATTTGATCAAATGTTATTTTATTTACCTTTATCAGGTTCTACATTTAAAAAAGTTTATTATGATTCAATTTTAGGTAGAGCTGTTTCAAAATTTATTCCAGCAGAAGATTTAATCGTTCCTTATTCAGCAACATCATTAGAAGATGCAGAAGCAGTTATTCATGTAATTAAAATTTCTGAAAATGATTTACGTAAACAACAAGTAAATGGTTTTTATAAAGATGTGGAACTTGGAGAACCCCCATTAAAAGAAAATGAAATAAAAAGTAAACAAAGAGAATTAGAGGGAATTAGAGTTGAAAGACAAGATGATATTTATACTTTATTAGAATGTCATGTTAATTTAGATTTAGAAGGTTTTGAAGATAAAGATCCTCAAACTGGTGAGCCCACAGGAATTAAACTTCCATACGTTGTAACGATTGAAGAAGGATCAAGAGAAGTTTTATCTATTAGACGTAATTACAAAGCAGAAGATCCATTAAGAAATAGAACTAATTACTTTGTTCATTTTAAATTTTTACCAGGTTTAGGATTCTACGGCTTTGGTTTAATTCATATGATTGGTGGTCTATCTAGAACTGCAACATCAGCTTTAAGACAATTATTAGATGCAGGTACTTTAGCTAATTTACCATCTGGATTTAAAATGAGAGGTATTAGAGTTAGAGATGATGCACAACCTTTACAACCTGGAGAATTCAGAGATGTAGATGCACCTGGAGGAAATTTAAAAGATGCGTTTATGCCATTACCATTTAAAGGACCTGATCAAGTATTATTACAATTAATGGGTATAGTAGTGCAAGCAGGACAAAGATTTGCAAGTATAGCAGACAATCAAGTAGGCGAAGGAAATCAACAAGCGGCAGTAGGTACAACTTTAGCATTACTTGAAAGAGGTTCACGTGTAATGTCAGCAATCCACAAAAGAATTTATGCTTCTTTAAAACAAGAATTTAAATTATTAGCAGATGTATTTAAAACTTATCTACCACCCATATATCCATATGATGTAGTAGGTGGAAATAAACAAATTAAAGTTGCGGACTTTGATGATAGAGTTGATATTGTTCCAGTTGCAGATCCAAATATATTTTCTCAAACTCAAAGAATTAGTTTAGCACAAACTCAATTACAACTTGCTCAATCTAATCCACAAATTCATAATTTGTATCAAGCTTACAAAGATATGTATCAAGCAATTGGTGTGGACAATATAGATTTAATACTACCACCACCTGCAAGACCAATGCCAATGGATCCAAGTTTAGAACATATTAGTGCAATGGGTAGTCAACCTTTTCAAGCATTCCCAGGACAAGATCATAGAGCACATATAGAAGCTCATTTAAACTTTATGCAATTAAACATGGTTAGAAATAATCCAATGATAGTTGCTTCAATTCAAAAAAATATACTTGAACACATCTCAATCATGGCTCAAGAACAAGTTCAATTAGAATTTTCTCAAGAATTACAACAATTACCTATATTACAACAACAAGCAGCTCAAAACCCTGCAATTGCTCAACAGTTACAAATGATTACGCAAAAAATTGAATCTAGAAAAGCAGTGCTTGTGGCTGAAATGACCTCTGATTTCATGAAAGAAGAAAATAAAATCACTTCTCAATTTGATTCTGACCCATTATTGAAGTTAAAATCACGTGAAGTTGACTTAAGAGCTATGGAAAATGAGCAAAAACGTAAGGAAGCTGAAGATAGGATCAATTTAGACAAGATGAAAGCTTTAATGAATCAACAAAATAATGAAAATAAGCTTGAACAAAACGAAGATTTAGCTAAACTACGTGCCGGAGTAAGTCTTGCAAAACAAGGCGTTCAACAAATGAAAATAAAAGGAATATAATATGAAAAACGGTCAAAAAAAAATTGGTAAGGTGATGAGAGAGTTTAAAAAAGGAGAACTTAATATTGGTAAGTCTTCTAAAAAAGTAAAAAGTCCAAAACAAGCAATTGCAATTGCTTTATCAGAAGCAGGTCAATCTAGAAAACCAATGGCAAAAGGTGGAGCTGTTGTAAAAAATTCATCTTCAAGATCAGAATTTGGAAATCAAGTTGATTTTGCAAAATTTACACATTCAGATGGAACATTAAAAGGTGGAATTGATGTAGAAGTTTCTAATCCACAGGAAACACAAGTAGAAAAAGTTGGTGGACAAAGAAGAATGCTTGCGGAGAAAAAAAGATCAGCGAAGTGGTATTAATTTATGATTCAAATGTTAGGAGCTGTTGCACCTCTTGCAAAAATTCTTTTTTCAACAATTGAAAAATCAGTTCCTGATAAAGATTTACAAGAAAAATTAAAATCACAATTACAAACTCAATTACTACAATCTAATACACAAGAATTAACTGCTGCAGCAAAAATTATTGAGGCAGAGGCCAAAGCGGGCTGGTTCGCATCGAGCTGGAGGCCCCTTTTAATGTACGTATTAATATTTATATTAATATGGAACTATGTATTAGGACCTGTTATCTTATTTTTTTTTAAAGCTTCTATAACTATAACTCTTCCAGGTGATGTTTGGACACTTCTTCAAATTGGGCTCGGGGGGTATGTGGTAGGACGATCTGCGGAATCGGTTGCACGCACGATGGCTAATAAACCGGTAAATAATAACCAAGAAAACGGATAAGGAGAAAACATGAGAAACGATTATAGTATAAGACCAAGAGCAAAAATGAAAAAAGGTGGTAAAGCTAAAAAAGGATTTCCTGATTTAAACAAAGATGGAAAAACAACTTATGCAGATATCATCACTGCTAGAATGTCTTCAAAGAAAAAAGGCAAAATGATGAAGGGTAAAAGATAATGTCTGGATTTGGAGTTCAAAAAAAAGGAACATCCCCCCTTCTTGGAAAAAGAAAAAATTTTTCAGAAGGTGGTTATGCTGATATGTCTGAAGGACATGAAGGCATGGAATCTAAAGCTGAAGAAGCTAAAGAATATGCTATGGAAGAAAAAGGTTATAAAGAAACCAAATCAGGTAAAATGGTAAAGAAGAAAACTAAAAAGAAGAAAAAGTAAATGGCTAAACTTTGCCCAAGAGGAAAAGCTGCTGCTAAAAGAAAATTTAAAGTCTATCCAAGTGCATATGCAAATATGTATGCATCAGCAGTTTGTTCTGGTAAAGTAACACCGGGTGGTAAAAATAAATCTCAAAAAAGAAAAGCAGTATCTAATTATAAACAAGGTGGAGTAGCTAAAGCTTGTGGAGATGTTTTAGAAGTCAAAAGAAAAATAACTAAAAAATTTTAATATGAGTTTACGTAAATGGGTTCAAGAGAAATGGGTAGACATTGGTTCTAAACGTAAAGATGGTTCCTTTGCTCCGTGTGGAAGATCTAAAGGTGAAAAAAGAAAAGGTTATCCAAAGTGTGTACCATTAGCTAAAGCCAGATCAATGTCAGAAGGACAAAGACGTTCTGCTGTTGCAAGAAAAAGAGCAGCTGGTAATACAGGACCTAAACCTAAAAACGTTCCAACATTTACAAGAAAAAAAATGAGTGGTGGAGGATTAGTATGAGTGGAGAAAAATATTATAAACAAGAACGAGCACGACAAAAAAAATTTAAAGAAGCAGAAAAAAAGTTAGATGAGGATTATAAAAAAGTAATTCAAGAAGAACTTGATGCTGAAAAATATTCTAGATTATTTCCAGAGGATTCTACTAAAGAATATAACCCAGTTGAGTATTATAAAGAAGGTGGACTAGTAGGTAAAGGACAAGGTAGAACTATTAAAACTAAAAAAACAAAAGTTTATTAATATGGGTGATATTGCATTAAGAGGAAAAGGTAGAGCAATGTTTGCAAAAGGTGGAACACCTGCATGGCAACGTAAAGAAGGTAAATCTGAATCAGGTGGATTAAATAGAAAAGGTATTGCATCTTATAGAGCTGCTAATCCTGGATCTAAATTATCTATGGCAGTAACTACTAAACCAAGTAAATTGAAACCTGGTTCTAAATCTGCTAAAAGAAGAAAATCATTCTGTGCCAGAATGAGTGGAATGAAGAAAAGATTAACATCTGCAAAAACTGCAAGAGACCCAAATTCAAGAATTAATAAATCTCTACGTAAGTGGAATTGTTAATATAACCAACAAAGGAGAAGAGATGGAAGAAGTAGACGTAGCAAGTAAATTACAAAGATATATGAAGGCTCAATTGGTTAATTTAACCACAATGATAACTTCAGGAGGAGTTGACAATATGGAAGAATACAAGTATATACTTGGACAAATTCGTACTTACGAGTTTTTATTACAGGAAATCTCTAACCTGCTAAACAAAAAGGAGCTTAAGGAAAATGAGCAAGGAAACGTTATTAAACTCGACTGATGTTCAGTCAAACGAAATACCAAAGACCGTTCTAGGTCTTGAAGAAAAATATCAAGAAGAAAATAAAAAAATTGAAGATAAAACTATAAGAGCAGAAAATATATCTGAATCATTAGTTGATAGTTTACCAAATCCAACGGGTTGGAGATTATTAGTATTACCATTTACACCTAAAGATAAAACAAAAGGTGGAATTATTATTGCACAAGAATCATTAGATAAATTAAGAATAGCTACAAACTGTGGTTATGTTTTAAAAATTGGACCATTAGCGTATCACGATAAAGAGCGTTATCCAACAGGTCCATGGTGTAAAAAAGGAGATTGGGTTATCTTCGCGCGCTACGCGGGCTCTAGATTACCAATAGAGGGTGGAGAAGTGCGACTACTAAACGATGACGAAGTACTTGGGACTATAAAAAATCCTGAAGATGTTCTTCATCATATTTAAACATAGGAGGCACTATGCCAATGGAAGAAAAAAGGACAAAAAATGATCCAATGATAGATATCGGCGAGGAAGAAGGCGCTGAAGTTATATTGGATAATAACGAGCAGACGAAAGCCGTTACAGAAGAGAAAATAGAAGTTCAACAAGAAGAAGAAAAACCTGTTGTTGAATCTAAAAAAGAAGAAAAATCTGTTGAAGAAAAAACAGAGATAAAAAATGAACAAGATGATAAGTTAGAAAAATATAGTGAAAGCGTTAAAAAACGTATTTCAAAACTAACCTTTGAAAAAAGAGAGGCGGAAAGACAAAGGGAAGAAGCTATTCGTTTTGCTCAAGCAGTTAAACAAGAAGCTGAAAATAAGTATTCAAAACTTGATAAAACTTATGTTTCTGAATTTGAAAGAAGAGTTAAAACAAATTTAGAAGCTGTAAGAACAGCATTGAAAAATGCTATTGAATCAGGCAATGTAGATGCACAAATTGTAGCACAGGAACAGCTTGCAAGTCTTAATATAGATGCTGCAAGATTAGGAGCTTTAAAAGCAAGAGAACAAAATAATGCTGCTAAACAGGATGCTAGAAGAGATATTAATATTACTCCTCAACAGACTGAAACTCCTAGTGTAGATCCTAAAGCGGAAGATTGGGCATCAAGAAATTCATGGTTTGGAAGTGATTCCGCTATGACTTATACTGCTTTTGACTTACATAAAAGACTTGTAAATGAAGAAGGGTATGATCCTAAATCTAACGAATATTATGAAGAAATTGATAAAAGAATAAGACTTGAGTTTCCTCATAAATTTGGTAAGGTAGAAGATAATTCTACAGAAAGAGCAAAACCTGCTCAAACTGTAGCTTCGGCGAAACGTCCAAGCCAAACAGGACGCAAAAAAACTGTGAAGCTCACACCTACACAGGTAGCAATTGCTAAAAGATTAGGCGTGCCGCTAGAAGAATATGCGAAACAATTAATCGCGAAGGAGATATAAGCATATGGAAAAAGATAAAAATATTAAAACCTCACGCGCGAGCGAAACTAGGGTTAAAAATGATAGACCTAAAGTTTGGACTCCCCCATCATCTCTGGATGCACCACCTGCGCCAGACGGATTTAGACACAGATGGATAAGAGCCGAAAGTGCTGGCTTCGATGATACGAAGAACATTTCAGGCAAATTGAGATCTGGTTGGGAATTTGTTAGATCGGATGAATATCCGGACTCTAAT